TGTAACGCCCATATAGTATACGGATAAATGTAGTGTTACGGGCGAATAGTTCAGAGGTAGAACACTTGATTTACATTCAAGTTGTCGGGGGTTCGATCCCCTCTTCGCCCATGTCAAATTCAAAGTATTACTAATGATTACTATTAGATGTAAAGAATGTAGAAAAGAACTGACTGGTACTAATAAAGTTCAGTTCTGCGGTTGTCCAAATCAAATGAGTTTGATGGATAATAAAATTGGTGCCAAAGACTTGGATAAAGTTGTAATGGTAACCAACGATGTAGAGAGAAAAATTGATAGTCATTTTTCCAGTCAGGAACTTCTCTATCAAGAGGAGAGGCGCAGACGCAAAGTTCGTAGATTAGACTTTGAAGTCAAATGACATACAATATTACCCCACTCTTTTCAACACCAATTTATTCTCAGAATACTAATTTTAAATTCTTTGAAAAAGAAAAAGAGTTTGTAAATTCTTTACGATATGTAGATCATGGAAGTGGTTGCATGTTGTCTAAAGATGAGTATATTTTTAAGCACAAAAATTTAAACAGAATCAAAATTGAATGTGAAAATCATCTTAAAGTTTATACAAAAAAAGTTTTATGTATAAATGAAAATTTTTATATTACTAATTCTTGGATTACAAAAAAAGAAAGAGGACAATTCCACAATTGGCATATGCATCCAAACTCTGTATTTAGTGGAGTTTTTTATATGAATGTTGAGGGATCTGATTGTAAATTAAACTTTAAGGCAAAACCTCAATTTTCACCAGGCGTATTAGAATATTCTCACTCTGAGTATAATCAATTTAATTCGGAGAAATGGTGGATATCCGTTAAAAGTGGAACTATGATTATTTTTCCTTCACACCTTGAACATGGTGTTGATCAAAATCTTTTTTATGATAATAGAATCGTTATTGGATTTAATACTTTTGTCAAAGGCAATTTTGGAAATGTTGGAAATGGGTATGTTAAACGTTTAACGTTATAATTTCCACATAATTAAAGTGGGTATAGCGATTTGATACATTAAATAGTATTGTAGACACTTTCTTTCTACCATGCATCCCGACGAATTAGCCAATTGGGCAGTAATCAAAAAAGTTTTTGAGGAAAACGGCACAACAAACAACTACTATTATAAGCGAGCCTGTGCTATAGTAGGAGGACTACCAGACCCTATGAGTAGTTTGCCTAATGTCTCACAGGATGAATGAAATAAAACCAGTACATTATATTACTGAAGAAAAATGTCAGGAGATGATTGATGATGCCATACGAAAACATAATCGCAATGCTGGAATTATCAGTATGTGTGTTGGTTGGGTTGTTCTCGCACTTTTTGCTGAGGGTTTACTTCGACTTATCGGAGTGATTCCTCCACTATTACCTTGGTTAAATATACAACTATGATGAGTGGATTGTTTGTTTTTGGATTTATTAGTTTGATGGTTATTGCCATGGAGATAACATGGTCTGTAAAAAATAGAGGAAGATTAAAATGAAAGTTGGATTGATTGGTTTAGGTCGTACTGGTGAAGGTATGGCTCGCCGTATGCTTGCAAAGGGTATTGAAGTTTGGGGTTATAGTAGTACTAACTACGAGAATGCCTGTGGACAATATGAAGCAGGATACATTAGTGGATGTGTAACTTCACTAGAGTATCTTGTCCAAGCAGTTAAATCTGATGGTAAGAAATATACTAGTGCAGGAAGAATTCCTGGTATTTTTCAGATTACACTTCCAGAAAAAAAGGCAGAAGATACCCTTGATGAGTTGTTACCTTTACTTGAGGAAGGTGATATCATCATTGACCATAGCACTAGTGACATAACAAAGTGTCAGGAACTAGAGAAGTATTGCTCTAAGTTAGGTATCTCATATATCTTCTCTGGAGTATATGGAGCACCTGGTGCTATTGATGTTTGTTCAAAAATTTTCCAATCACTATCACCAGGTAATGTTGAATGACTTTAGCACATGTCCTACTTTTCGGATCATTACCATTCATATGTGCCACCGCATATTTCGGGTACAGAAAGGGTGAAAATGTCTATTATGAAAGTGACAAATATGACGGAAATGGAACAGCGCATTAAGATGAGGTATGCGTTTGCCATGTCATCATTTGGTAGAATGTTTAGACCTAATAATATTGTATATGAGATGAGAGCACTTTGTAGAGAGTGGTCTGAAAATATTGATGAGATTCCACCTGCTAAAGACTTGTATCAAGTTGATCGTTACTTTCTAGAACTTTGGAAAACAAGGGAGATTGCTCATGGGCAACATAGCACTTAAGGCAGCACACTTTGCTTCTGCAACACTCAACAATCCATGGGGTATTGGTAGTTTAAGTTTCATATTAGTCTTTGTTCCTGTCATAGGAATGTGGGCAGTTCACAAATATAACTGGCAACACTGGGCCCCATTTGACAGCGAACATAAGTAGAGATATAATGTATGCATACATAATGCAACTATGAAATTTTACTCCGTGGAATACTGGCAGGAGAACTGGGAAAAACTCATGGATAGAGTTGAGAGTGGTGAGACAATAGGAGTAGAAAATAAAAATGGTGAGAGAGCAGTGATGATACCTGCAGATGATGAACTCATACGAATACACACAACTCACGATGATGCATCTTGAGGGACTGTCGCATATTGGTTAATGCTCTCTGCTTATAACGGGGTAAACTGGGTTCAATTCCCAGCAGTCCTATTTGCTTCCTTAGCAATCTGGTGAATGCAGCAAACTCATAATTTGCCTAAGGTGAGTTCGATCCTCACAGGAAGCACTTGACAGAAACCATGTCAAACCCTTATAATACTAAGGTCAACAAACGAGACGATGACACTCACTACTAAGTTCAAGAAAGACATCCAAACCCTCAGGGGTGCGGTAAATGGAGAGTTCTTCCTGGATGTGAAGAATCCGAAACTTCTCAAAAAGGTCCGTCGTTATTATGAAAACACTGGTGTTGTCTTTTCAGGCGATGCCCTTGATGATTATGATATTTTGATGGAACAAATCTCTGTCGATCTTGAAGCGGTAGAAGCATGAACGATCTAGATCCTAAGTCTGTTGACTCAACAAAAACTATTGTTATTCATGAACGATTCCCTTATAGGTTCGTTCAGAGAGGTTACATTCAACTTAATGGTAAACCAGATTTTCGTATGCAAAAAGCAAATGAGTATACTAAAAAATACTCTGATGTTTATTTGTTTGATAATGGAGATCAAATGCTTCTTGCTATTGAAGACCCAGAATATCCTAAATGGTTAGATCCAGATGGTGTCCCTTGTTATACAAAAGACTCGGTAAGTCGTGTAAACTAGCCCTGGTCGGGATGGTCTTAAGACCCCTGCGTTTCTTAGTTCGTAAAACTAAGTGGTGGAGTCATTAGACCCTTCTAAAAACTAAATAGTCCAAGAGTTATTTTAATCAAAATGTCAACACAAGGAAAGGCAGCACGATCTGCAACTGGTGCAGCGATGTCAAAGTATGACGTAGAAGTCGAAGCAAGACTTAACGCACTTGAGTCAGCAATTCATTCACATGAAGGTGGCGGAGATGACGCGAGAGTAGAGCAATTAATTGCCACACTCAAGCGTGAGTTTCCTGCTAAGTTTGCGGATCTCTAAGGTTTCTTACTTTACCTAAGAGTAAGTGGTGCGGATGGGATACTCCCGCCCTGTTTCTTGCTTCAGGTAAAAGAGCAAGTGGCGTGCATGACAAGACCTTCAAAGACCCTTGACAACAAGGGTCTTTTTTTGTATGATACATAAGAAGAAACTTTTTTATTAATGTCTGAATACAGTAAGACAGCACTGGTGCTTGGTGCTGGTGGCTTTATTGGAAGTCATATGGTTAAACGACTACGATCCGAGGGATACTGGGTGCGTGGTGTTGATCTCAAGTATCCTGAGTTCTCTTCGACTCAAGCACATGAGTTTGTTCAGGGAGATTTGCGTGACGTAAGACTTGTTCAGGAAGTTATCCAATTCAAAGGATATTCCGGTAACTACAACGCAAACGTACCCTATCAGTACGTTCAACCTTTTGATGAGATCTATCAGTTTGCTGCTGATATGGGTGGTGCAGGTTTTGTTTTCACTGGAGAAAATGATGCAGACATCATGCACAACTCTGTGTCTATCAACTTAAATGTTCTTGAAGAAGTTCGTAAGTTGAATGAAACGTTTGATGGTGTAGTTAAGGACTGGACTGAATGCAATCGTCCTAAACTTGATCAACCCACCAAGATCTTCTACTCTGGTTCTGCTTGCATGTATCCTGAGTACAACCAACTCGATCCTGATAACCCCGATTGCCGTGAAGAATCTGCATACCCCGCAGCACCAGACTCCGAGTATGGATGGGAGAAACTCTTCAGTGAGCGTCTCTACTTTGCTTACAATCGTAACCATGGCATCCCTGTTCGGGTTGCTAGGTATCACAACATCTTCGGTCCTGAAGGAACCTGGGAAGGAGGAAGAGAGAAAGCACCAGCTGCAATCTGCCGTAAAGTTGCTTACCTCCCGGAGCAGGGTGGAGCAATCGAGGTGTGGGGAGATGGCTTACAAACTCGTTCCTTCTTGTTCGTTGACGAATGCGTTGAAGCAACTAGAAGACTAATGGATAGTGACTTTATGGGTCCTGTGAATATTGGTTCTGAGGAGATGGTCACTATCAATCAACTTGTAGAGACTGCTGCTAAAGTTGCAGAAAAGGAAGTTGCTAAGATTCATATCGACGGCCCTCTGGGTGTTCGTGGTCGTAACTCTAACAACGACCTGATTCGTGAGAATCTTGATTGGGACTATTCTCAAACCTTAGAAGAAGGTATTCGTATTACATATAACTGGATTAAGGAACAAATCGATGTCATTTGATCATAATATTATCAAGCAAAAAATTGGTCGAGTTCTTCATATTGGTGCAGACCGTGGTGGAGAACTCCCTCAATACAAAGATATGGGTGTTGAGGAAGTAGTTTGGGTAGAAGCAAATCCAGAGGTCTATGGTGAACTTCTGGAGAACCTTGAGATCATGAACGTTAGTGAGGTTCAGAGTCGTCCTTTCAATCAACTTATCTCAGATAATGATGATGTTGAACTTGACTTTAATCTTTATTATGGTTGGGATGCAGGACACTTGGTAGGAAACAAGGGTATGTCTTCCCTCCTCCAAGCTAGAAACTCTTGGTGGGGATCTGAATGTTATCGTGGAACTATCAAACTCAATTCTCTTTCTGTGGATACTTTCCTAGAAAGAAATGAGATTGATAACTCATTTGATATGATGAATATTGATACTCAGGGTGCAGAACTCATGGTGTTCAAAGGGGCAACTGAAGTTCTGAAGAAAGTGAGTGTGATTAACTGTGAGGTCACTTTTCATACACCTCACTACCATGATAATCCTGACTTTGATGAGGTATATGAATACCTGAAACCATTTGGATTCAAGCATATTCACACTGACTATTGTCTGGAACGTAACTGGGGCGATGCCGTATTCGTGAAAGAATGAAAAAGTATTGTATAATTAAACAACCTGCTGGATTTGGAGACATACTATTTTGTCAAAAGATTGCAAAGGTGTTTCAAGAGAATACTGAATACAAAGAAATTATATGGCCAGTCGCTCCTGTGTATTCTTTTATTCAAGAATACATGGGAGATGAGAATCTTCATTTTCCTAGGGAAGATGAGGATTTTCCTTTTAAAGAAGTGTATGAATCCAATAGTTACAGTTGTCTGCAGTCTGATCAATTCTTATTCATTCCTCTACAGACTGCTGATTATACGATTTCATCTTGCAAATGTCATGGAAGTCGTAGAGATCATGGACACATCAAGTACAATTTCTGTAATGTAGACTATCTCGACTGGAAAGATTATCTTTCATTTCGACGTTTTGAAAACAGAGAAGATGCTTTGATAGACTATCTTGGACTTGATCTAAACGAACCTTATAATCTAATCAATAAGAGTTGCGGTACTCCTCCTCACTGTGAGTATCGTGAAAATATTAAACCAGATAATGATTATAAGAATATCTACATGGATCCCCTTGAAGGGTTCTCTTTATTTGACTGGTGTAAAGTGTTTGAACATGCACAAGAGATTCATACCATGGAAACTGGTGTATGGTATGTACTTGATAAACTAGGTTTAGAGAATGTCTACATTTACTCTAAATACACAAGCGATTGGAATCCCGAAAAACATCTTCCAGATGACTTTTCGTATATGAAAGATAACTGCAATCCGAATTGGAAACTTATTAACTAGGAGATTTTATTAGATGGGATGCTTACGACGACATGAATTGACCGGATACATCAAAGACTATGGTCTAGAGTATTACTTTGAAACTGGAACTGGTAAAGCAGAGGCTCTACAACATGCTGTCAACTATCCATTCAAAAAGTGCTACACTGTGGATATTGATGAGGACATGGTGGAGTATTCATACAACAAACTCAAGGATGAATCTACCTGCGATATTGAATTTTTTGTAGGAAAGTCTACTGAAGCTCTGGATGAACATGTTCCTGAGTTACCAGCAGATGTCCCCACTCTATTCTTCCTGGACGCACACTTTCCTGGAGCAGACTTTCACAAGTGTAGTTACGAAGAATCTATCCGAGAGCACAAGCAAGATGCATTTCCACTAGAGGAAGAAGTGGATATTATTCTTAAGCATAGAGATGTTTCCAAAGATGTCTTTATTGTTGACGATTTGATTCTGTACCAAAAGGATGCTAAAGTAGAGTGTCTGCAGCAAGGTATCGTGTGGAAATACGACTGGCTTCAGGAGGAACTAAACCTTCAAACTAGCGCAAACTTCCTGTATAAGAAGTTTGAAAAGACACATGACTTTAAAACCGACTTGAGAGATCAAGGATACCTTATTATTACACCCAAATCTAAATGAAAACAATTGTTATTTCCTCTGACCACAACGGAGTTGAAGATAAAGAACAACTGAAGACATATTTGAAAGGTGAAGGGTATCGTGTTATTGACATCGGACCCTATACTCCAGAGGTTAGTGTTGATTATGTGGACTATGCTGCACAACTTTCGACTATCGTAAGTAACAAGGAAGCAGACAGAGGTATCCTTCTCTGTGGCACTGGTGTTGGTATGAGTATCGTTGCTAATCGGTATCCTGGAGTCCGTGCAGTGCTTGCACATAACGAATTAACTGCTGTTAAGTCCAGGGAACATAACGATTCTAACGTCCTTTGTCTTGGATCTTGGCTTTCCTCTCAGATTGAGATGCGAGAGATGTCTAAGATGTGGTTAGATGAGGCATGGGGAGAAGGTCGTCACATTAAACGTCTGACAAAAATTGATGCCAATACAGGAATTGTACTGACAAATGGTGTCTTTGACATTCTACATAAGGGTCATATTGAACTTCTGAAGTTCTCTAAGATGCAAGGAACGAAACTGATTATTGCTATTGATTCTGATCGTAGAGTCAAAGAGTTGAAGGGAAATGACCGACCGATCAATAATCAGGAGGATCGTAGGAGAATTCTTGAGACCAATCGGTATGTAGATGAGGTTGTGATCTTTGATTCTGTAGAAGAATTGCAAGGATTCTACGATACTTTATCTCCAAATGTGATCGTCAAGGGGTCTGAATGGACTGCTGATGAGGTCAGAGAACGTGATAATATTCCAGAGAACATTCAGATTAAGGTCTATCCTCTGGTTGGTGACTATTCCACCACAAATACTATGCACAAGATTCGGGATATGGAAAAATGCGAGAAAATCTGAAGTATCTAATTATTGGTGATACGATTATTGATGAGACTGTTGAGTTGAAAGTCAGTGGTCTTTCTTTGGAATCACCTACAATTAAAACCACTCCTGTTGATCGATACTATGACTATGGTGGTGCTGCAAATGTGGCAAAATACCTGTCAAAGTTTGGTAGAGACGTGACATTTGTCACTTCTATGGATATTTCTATGGCAGAAATGTTTGAAGAGAAGTATAATGTTCGAGTATTGAATTATTTTCAGGGAAAACCAAATGTCAAGACCAGATATTGGGTGAGCCATGGTGATTCTAGATACAAACATCTCCAGGTAAATGATGTAAACGGTGAGTTTTCCTTATCAACTCTAGAAAATTTTGACATAGATGGGTATGATATCGTTGCATTCTCTGACTATCGTTGTGGATTTATCAAGGAGTCATTCATCTCTCATGTGACAAACACTGGGAAAATTACATACGCATCTTCTCAAATTTCTAGTCAACAATCCAACTATGATCGGTATTTTGATATCGATTATCTTGTTTGTAACAAACATGAGTCTCAATTTACTGATAGATTGACCAATATTTGCATCACTATGGGTGATGAAGGGTGTATAATGAACGGCATAAAGCACTCTATTGCTCCTGTAAAGGACCCAATAAATACGATTGGTGCAGGTGATTGCTTCTATGCCGCTCTGTTAGCGACAGGCGATCCCAACTTTGCTAATAAAAAAGCGTCTGAGTATGTTTCTAACAATATTGAAAGAGATTGAGGACTGCCTCAAGCTTAACAAGAGTCTAAAAGAAAATAACTTAGTAAAACTAACTTGGGGTAATGCTAGTGTGCTTTCCGAAGATGGAAAGCATGTTGTGATCAAACCATCTGGGGTTGACTTTGACAAAATTAAGTTCAGTGATCTCTGTATCATAGAACTCTATACTGGAAAGTTGATTTCTGGAATGAAACCATCTGTAGATACTGCTATTCACTTAGAGATCTACAAGGCATTTCCAGAGATCAAGTCTATTATCCATAGTCATTCTAAGTTTGCAACCTCTTGGGCTCAGGCACTGAAGTCCATTCCAATCCTTGGAACTACACATGCAGACTATTTCTTGTCTGACATTCCGATTGCAAGGCAACTTGAGAAGAATGAACTGGAAGAATATGAAAAGAATCTAGGACAGTCTGTTGTTGATTATTTTCAAAAGCACAAGGTTAATCCTCTGAATATTCCTGCAATACTTCTGCCTGGGCATGGTGTTATGGTCTTCTCCAACTCACCAAAGAGAACTTTGGAGTGTGCTATCGTGCTTGAAGAAATAGCAGAGATGGCGTATTATACTGTAAAGATAAATCCAAACATAGAACAAACAGAATTATCTGAAATTTTGTACGAAAAACACTTTGAACGAAAGAATGGCATCAACAAATACTACGGACAATAGTTACGGAAGACAGGACTTACCCCCTGTTCTTAAGTGTGATGAGAAGAGAGACAAGTATTGGGGTTACATTACCACAGTGTTTGCTACTGAAGACTTCACACTCAAAGAAGTCTTTATGAAGGGTGGTACTCAAAGTAGTATGGAGTATCATGTCAATAAAGACGAATATTACTACATCCAATCTGGTAAATTAAAGGTTGGAATGAGGATCGGAAGAGCAAAAAACAAGTCAATCATTCTTGAAGCAGGTGATGTGTTTCACATTCCACCAGGTTTGATGCATATGCGTATTGCAATTGAGGACACGCTTGTGATAGAATGGTCGAATAAAGACGATGATAGTGACTCTAACATCGTTGAAGATGGCAAAACCTACGTATTTACTGAAGACGAATGAATTATCTGTTTGCTGACACAGCTAACCTTGATGAGATCAAGGTAGCACATGACATGGGTGTGATTCAAGGTGTGACAACCAATCCATCCATTATTGCTAAAGAACCACAAGGAAGTTTTGATGATTTGATCATGAAACTCTCTGAGTATTGTGGTGCAGAGAAACTTTCTCTGAGTGTAGAGGTCTTTGCTGAAGAATATGATGCGATCGTGAAGCAGGCATGTGAGATCTATGAGAAGTTCTCTGCTGTATGTCCTGATCTTTACGTCAAAATTCCTGTTGGATTTGATGAACTACGAGCAATCAAGACTTGTTCTAAGAATGGTGTAAAGATTAATGCTACTATCTGCTATAGTGAACAGCAACTTATTCACTGTGCCTCTGCTGGTGCCAAGTATGTTTCTCTGTTCTATTGCCGACTGAAGCAACATGGTGGTGATGTAGAGAGGGCTCTGAAGAGAACTCGACGCTACATTCTTGAGAACGGTTTGGACACTCAGATTATCGCTGGTAGTATTCGCACACAGCAAGACGTGTGTGATGCCTGGGATTATGGTGCTGACATCGTTACAACGGGCCTTCCTGTTATTAAAGAGATGGTTTCTCACCCCAAAACAACGGAATCTTATAATGGATTCATGAATGATTTTTCTGCGTGGATGAATTGATGAATAGGATTGAAGATTATCTTGAACTAAAATTGAATCTTGTTAAGTGGATTAAAGAATACGCAGACAAAAATAAGATCAAATCACTGGTCGTTGGTGTATCGGGTGGTATTGATTCTGCTGTAGTCTCTACTCTTTGTGCTGAGACTGGACTTCCTACTTATGTTTTAGGTATGCCTATTCATCAGAAAGAAGATCAGGAAAATTTATCAGATATACATCTTGATTGGTTGGTAGGGAAATATGCCAACGTAACCAAACTTAAGTACGACTTATCCAATACATTTAATACATTTGTATCTGCTATGGATGGGTATAACGAAAATAAACTTGCTCTTGCAAACACTAGATCTCGTATTCGCATGGTGACTTTATATCAGGTTGCTGGATCTGTAGGTGGTATCGTAGTAGGTACAGGAAATAAAGTTGAAGATTACGGTGTCGGATTCTATACTAAATATGGTGACGGAGGAGTTGATATCGCTCCTATCGCAGACCTTTACAAAACTGAAGTATGGGAACTTGGAAAATTTTTGGGAGTTGACCCAGGAATTATTGAAGCAAAACCAACTGATGGATTATGGGATGATGGTAGAAACGATGAAGACCAACTAGGTGCTTCTTATGAAGATCTAGAGTATGCCATGGAGCATGGCCATGGACCTGCCGTTAGAGTCTTACATGACTTTAATGCCCAAAATAAGCATAAAATGATACCTATTCCTACATTCAAACTGGAGAGTAAAGTATGACAAACGTTGCGATGATTGGCGTAGGCAAGTTGGGTCAAGCCTGCGCTGAAGTTATGGCAGAAACATATCCAGTTGTTGGATATGATGTATCTCCCAGAAGTCCTAAGAACTTTGAAATGGTTGATACTGTTGAGAAGGCAGTGAACTTTGGCGATATTATTTTTATCGCTGCTCCTACTCCTCATGATCCCCTGTATGATGGCCGTCAACCAACTGCTCATCTACCTAACAAAGATTTTGACTACACGATTGTCAAAGAGATTATTGGCAACGTAAATCAATATGCAGACAAGTCTAAACTTGTAGTGCTGATCTCCACAGTTCTTCCTGGCACCACACGTCGGGAACTTGAACCGTTGATTACTAATGCAAGGTTCGTCTACAATCCATATCTGATTGCTATGGGTACTGTTGGTTGGGACTTCTCTAATCCAGAGATGGTGATGATTGGAACTGACGATGGATCTGAGACTGGTGATGCAAAAGAACTGATCGACTTCTATCTTCCTATGATGAAGAATGCTCCACGTTTCGTTGTAGGAACCTGGGACGAGTGTGAGTGCATTAAGATTTTCTACAATACCTTCATCTCTGCCAAACTCAGTCTGGTTAATATGATCCAGGATGTTGCAGAGAAGCAGGGTAACATTAATGTTGACGTTGTTACCGATGCACTGAAGAACTCTGATCAACGTATCATGGGCCCTCGCTACATGAAGGCAGGTATGGGTGATGGTGGTGCTTGTCACCCTAGAGATAATATTGCTTTACGTTGGATGTCAGATAACCTTGATTTGGGTTATGATATCTTTGACGCTATCATGGAAGCAAGAGAGATTCAGGCAAAGAACATCGCTATCAAACTCCTGGAACCTGGTCTTCCTGTTGTGATTGTTGGTAAGGCATACAAACCCCACGTTCACTACGTTGACGGATCTTACAGCATCTTGGTGGGGCATTACGTTGAAGAACTTGGCGGCACTGTCTACTATGATGATGACTATACTGGGGATAAACCGCCCGAAGATTTAGGTGCTGCATCTTATCTGTTGGGACATGATCCTGAGTCTGCATTCCTTGGATGTCTTGATCCTGATCCAGACAAGGAAGAGTCTTCTATCTTCCCAGAGGGGTCTGTAATTATTGATCCTTGGAGAAAGTGTCCAGATATTCCTGGATGCACAGTTGTTCACTATGGTAATACCAGATTCAAGAGAGGTTGATATGTTAAAATTTTCAGACAGAATGAGAAATGGACAATCCCCTTGGATTGTCAACATTTATGAGCAGTTCTTCAAAGATAAGACTGATGGATTCCTTGTAGAGATTGGTGTTGGTGAAGTTCTTGACTGGACCAAGATGGGATTTCATAGTTCCACTGGATCTGGTGATAAGGGATATGTGAATGCTAATAGCACTGACAGAGTTCTTGACTGGGATGTTGATTGGGACAACGGTAAGATCATTCAAGGTGACAATCACACTGTAGAATTAGTTCAACAAGGTTGGACTGGTATCTACATCGATCCTCTTCGTGAGTTTATTGATAATGAACTGGAACCTGTATTCAAAAAGACTCTGACTGAAGAGCATTTCAATAAGATCAAGTTTGTGCGACAAGGAGCCTCTGATAGAAAGAAGGTATGTGTGCTAGAGCATCATGAAACTCTTGCTGAGACGGATGATTTTACGATTACTGGTGAGATTCAACCATACAATTATCAAGGAAGAAAGGTTGTTTGTGATAGAACATCTGATATCCTAGAAGAGAATGGTTGCCCCTATGATATCGACTTTATGTTGATTGATGCCGAGTCTGCTGAGGTTGACATCATTAATGGTATTGACTTTGATAAGCATAGACCTAGACTGATGTTCATCGAGACCATGCACACGGGTAGAGAAGCAATCACAGATGTCCTTCCTGATGAATACATCGAGGCAGTGACTGATGGATTGAATACTCTGTACGTTCATGAGAACTTCTATAAGGGACCAATCATCTTATGAGTAGGGTAAAGTATAATCTGGTGGGTAATACCTTTACTCACCTTACTAACGGGAACAAAGGATATTCCGTACATGGGAAGGAATCAAAATATCTTGAGTGGAGTAATGATAATCCTTTAGCAGAGGGAACTTTCTATATTGATAATACTATCAACGATGGTATTAATGATGATCGAAAAGGTCTGAAGTATCTTTGGCTTTTAGAGTCCAAGTATATCAAGCAAGGACTGGTAGAAAGTATCATCGCCAATCGTGAATTGGTTGAAGATACCTATGAGACTATCTTCACTCATGATCAGAGGTTGCTCTCTCTTGGTGGTAAGTATAAGTGGGTTCCTGCTCAAGGTTTCTGGATCAAGGAACCAAAGATCTATGAGAAGTCAAAAATGATTTCTATGATTGCTTCTAATAAAAACATGTGCGAAGGGCATAGACTTCGCCTTGAATGGGTAGAGAAGATTGGTGATCAAGTTGATCTCTATGGCCGTGGATTTAATGAGATTGAAGATAAAGAAGAGGGACTTTGTGATTACATGTTCTCTGTTGCAATTGAGAACGGACAGTATAAAACATATTTCACTGAAAAGATTCTAGATTGTTTTGCCACAGGAACCATTCCTGTGTATCTTGGTGCTCCTGATATTGGTGATCACTTTAATATGGATGGAATCATTCAGTTGAGTGATGAGTTTGACATCTCAGATGACATTTATTATGATAGGATGGATGCGATCAAAGATAATTTAGAACGCGCAAAGAAAATGGAAGTTTTAGAAGACTTCATTTGGGAAAACTACTTACGGTAAAATGGTAACGGCAACACTAAGACATATTAAAGACTTTCATTATTGGAACCTAGGACCAGACGGCACGTATCAGAACGGATTTTATCCAAGTCTGGTACGTGTTCCTGGTAGAAAGGGCTATATTGGAACCTGTAGGAATGGTAGGGCAAACCTTGATGATGTCTTGCATATCATTCACTATGATGACGATTTCAACCTGACTTATAGAAAAGAGATTACCAAAGGTGAAGACCCTAGGACGTTTGTCTTTAATAATAAGGCATACTCCCTGACCTGGGATCCTAATCATCAAGAGATCTTGAGATATAAGTTAGTTGACTTGATTGACGAGAAAGTAATCAATCTCTATATCGATAATGTTCCACCATCTCCTCTCCGCGTTCTTGGTAAGAATTGGATGACCATGCAGAAGGATGGTGAACTTTACATTCTTCTGACTATTGACCCAGAGATTAATATTCTTCACGTTGATATTGAGACTGGTGAGTGTACATGGGTAACACCATTTGAAAATGTACAAAGAGGTTTGCCCATTTCAGATAGCAGAGGTGGAAGTCCTTTGATTTTCCATGAGAAACTGGATATGTATATTGGTTTGGGTCATAGAACTCACAACTATGAAAGGCATACACCATTCCTTTACACACTGTCAAAGGACTTTAAGACTTCTGTAATGGGTGAGGATATTGAAACTGGTAAGACTGTAGTGGAGGATCCTCTCTCAATCTATGAGGAAGATGGAAAGATCTATTGTTGCATTAGTAATTGGCTTCACCCAGATGGATGTGCTAATTTGTATGAGGTTACTGTAGAATGAGATACGTTGTAGATATTGACGGAACTATCTGTATTCCTGGTCCTACTGATGAAACAAGGTATGATCAGGCACTTCCAATTCAGGATCGGATAGATGAAATAAATAAGTTGTATGATGAAGGTCACACTATCATCTACTTAACTGCCAGAGGAATGGGTAGGCACAAAAATAATGCAAACCTGGCAAGACAAGAATTTTACGAATTTACTGAAATACAATTGAGTTTGTGGGGATGTAAATATCATGAACTTCATCTTGGAAAACCTACGGCTGATTTTTATATTGATGATAGGGGGGTAAATTCTGATGAGTTCTTTTCACAAGAAACCGTGGGGAGGGTATGAAGTTCTACTAGATTCTGAAACTTATAAAGTAAAGAGAATCATAGTAGATCCATATCAACAGTTTTCACTTCAGTATCACAATAAAAGAGTAGAGCACTGGGTGATTGTAGATGGTGGAGGTAAAGTAATCGTTGATAACAGCGAACATATTGCCTTCCTTAGATCTTCATGGTATATTAAAGAGAAATCTATTCATAGAGCAACAGCTGCTTCGGACGGATTAGTTTTTATCGAAACCCAAATTGGTAAGTGTGATGAAGATGATATCGTCAGAATACAAGATGATTATGGAAGAGTAACATGAAAGTTTTAAATCTCGGATCAAGTGGGCAAATTGGTGCCTACCTTACAGAATACCTTCGCAAGAAAGGTCATGAGGTTATCGAGTATGATAAGAACCTTGGAGCACAATACAACCTCACTGCTATACCTAGCACCTGGTTAGAGTCCTGTATCAAGCAAGCAGACTTTGTATTCTTCCTTGCCTTTGATGTAGGTGGTTCACGATACCTGAAGAAGTATCAGCATACCTTTGACTTCATCAATAATAATACTAGACTGATGGCAAATGTCTTCGGTCTGTTGGAGAAGTACAATAAAAGATTTGTGTTTGCATCATCTCAGATGAGCAACATGTCTTACTCTCCTTATGGTGTAATGAAACGAGTGGGTGAACTTTACACTACATCACTGAAGGGACTAACTGTTAAGTTCTGGAATGTGTATGGTATCGAGAAAGACATGGACAAGGCTCATGTCATCACTGACTTCATCAAGAAAGGATTTGAAGAGGGTGATTTTGAGATGATGACCGATGGCACTGAAGAACGTCAGTTCCTCTATGCTGAGGACTGTTGTGAGGCACTTGAATCCATCATGGAAAACTATACTGACTTTAAATCAGAAGATCCCCTGCACATTACATCTTTCCATGCAACATCTATTAAAGAAGTTGCTGCAATCATCATGGGACAGTTCAATTTGATTGACAAACCAGTTAGAATTAATCCTGGTCTTGCAAAAGATAGTGTGCAGATGGATAAGAGAAATGAGGCAGATACTTATATCACTGGATGGTGGATGCCTAAAACTAACATGCAAGACGGTATCAAAGCAGTCTTTGACGAAATGAAAAAGGAGTATGGTTACTGATGTTATCTTTTAATAAACTTGGTAAGTCTGGTCGTCTTGGCAACCAGATGTTTCAATATGCAGCACTGAGAGGTATTGCTGCCAATCGTGGGTTTGACTGGGTTGTTCCACCTCCAGGTACATCAGGTGTTGATGAGTTTGGTTGTGAGAACAACTACTGTATGTTTGAAACCTTCAAGATGACTGGTGCCACAGAGGAGCATCATGGCATTCCTGATAATATTCCTTGGGCTATCTGGAAAGAGTTTCACTTCAACGAACAACTCTTTAATGAATGTCCTGATAATGTAAACCTGGATGGATACTTTCAGACCGAGAGATATTTTGAGAATGTAGAGAAAGAGATCCGTGAGGACTTTAAGTTCCAGGACTCTATCTACAAACCATGTAAGGAGATGATGGATAGTATTGAGGGTGATCGTAAGATCTTCCTTCACATCCGTCGTGGTGATCCTAAGTTGCCTTGGGCATATGTTAACCTAGAGGCAGCACATCCCGTATGTACATTTGATTATTATGAAAAAGCCCTTGCTGAGTTTCCTGATGATATCCCTGTCGTTGTGTTCTCTGATGTTATTGAATGGTGTAAGGAACAGGAATTCTTTAATCCAGATCGATTCATTTTTTCCGAGACCACTGATGAATTATCTGATGGTCAGAGAGTCCCCTGGACAGATCTATGTCTAATGTCTCTCTGTACCGATGCTATCATCGCCAACAGTTCATTCTCTTGGTGGGGTGCATGGTTGATTGATAATCCTGAGAAAAAAGTAATCGCACCTAAGAGATGGTTTGGCGCACAGTATGATCACTATCATATGGATGACTTGATTCCTGAAACCTGGACTGTTCTGTAATGGATCTCACCTTTCTAATTCCTACTAGAATTGAAACAGAAGACCGACTGAGAAACATCATCTCGTCGGTTTCTTATTTGTTGCGACATACTAATGCACATGTGATTGTGAAGGAAGTAGCTCCTAGAAATACTTTCCTATTCAGGGCACTGCCTGAAATCAAGAAGTATGCGGACACGACCAACCTCATTCATTCGTATGAAGAAACTAATGAACCACTTTTCTGTAAGAGTAAGGTTCTGAATGATCTCATCGTTGAATCTAATACAAGAGTGGTTGCAAACTATGATGCTGATTGCATTCTTCCAATCCCATCATACCAAGAAGCATATGATTTGATTATTAATGATAAGGCAGATATAGTGTATCCTTATCAGTGTGGTATCTATCAGTGGTGTGCTGACTTTAGTATGGAGATTTTCTCAGAGTTTGTGAAGTCTTGGAACGGCACATCTGTTCTTGATAAGAATAAGAGGCTTTCTAATTCTACGATTGGTTGGTGTCAGTTCATCGACCGTCAAAAGTATATCGACTCTTATATGATGAATGAGAACTTTGTGTCATGGGGATGTGAGGATGATGAGTTCTACTTCCGTATGAGCACACTGGGACATCGTATTGCAAGACTTAATAATTATGTCTACCATCTTGAGCATGGTAGGACACACAACTCCTGGTTCAGTAATCCAAACTTTAATAACAACTATCAACTCTGGAATACGATCAAAACATTTGACAGAGATCAGTTGGTGAAGTATTATGAGAACCAGGACTATCTGAAAACACGTAAAGCACAACTGAAATGATAGGATTTAATGCGCTAGGACGAATGGGTCGTCTTGGCAATCAGATGTTCCAGTATGCAGCCCTCAAAGGACTGTCAAGAAATAATGGAGCAGAAATCACCATCCCATACTATCAGGATGCTGTTGATGATGGCATAGGCAATATGCTTCGGACTGAGTTGTTTGACTCTTTCGATCTGAATGTTAATATTGGTTTATTAAATAATGGACATGCACCAGTTGTGCAGGAGAGACATTTTCATTTTGATGAAGAACTCTTTCGCTTGTGTCCTGACCACGTAGATATTCGTGGATATTTTCAGACGGAGAAATACTTCAAGCATATTGAGAGTGAAATTCGTGAGGACTTTACATTCAAGAAGGAAATTCTTGCACCATGTAAAGAAATGATGGAGGGGGTTAGTGACCCAGTAGCACTTCATGTCCGTCGCACGGACTATGTAAGTAACAGTGCCAACCATCCTCCATGCTCTCTTGAGTATTACAAGAAAGCCCTATCACGCTTTGAGGCACATCGCACGGTGATTGTATTCTCTGATGACCCTGCATGGTGTAATGAACAAGAACTCTTCTCTGGGGACCATTTCATGATCTCTGAGAACGATGATAATCGGATGGACCTCTGTCTAATGACACTCTGTAGCGATTTCATTATCGCTAACTCCTCTTTCTCCTGGTGGGGTGCATGGCTTGCTAATAGGGGTATAGTTATTGCCCCTAAACAGTGGTTTGGCACCGATGGATATACAAAAGATCACGATACAAAGGATGTAGTACCCGATGGATGGACACGAATTTAGTACGATGGACAAGAACAAGTCCGCATTTAAACTGAAAGGTCTCCCCACAATCTATTGGCTCAATCTGGATGCCGATGAGAACAGAAGGTTCTACATGGAGGAGCAGTTTAAATATTGGCAAGTTGAAAATCATATTCGTATCGCTGGATATGATGCGAGGGAGGATGATCCATCAGAATATCTGAAAGGAAGGGTTCCTGACAGTGTGAGTCCTGCTGAGTTGGGATGCTGCATGTCCCACCTCAAAGCGATTAAGCATTTCTATGAAGAGACTGAAGATGAGTATTGCATGATCCTTGAGGATGATGTAGACTTTTCTACAGTAAAGCACTGGAACTTTACTTGGCATGAATTCTTTGGACTTCTCCCATATGATTGGGATTGCGTTCAGATGACTGCCATCACAACTGGAGACATCCACGTAAAACTTCACCACAAGTTCATCAACGATTTCTCTGCAGCAGCCTATCTAATCTCTAGGCATCATGCTGCAAAGATGATGAAGTATCATATCCGTGGTAATAAGTATAAGTTGGATAATGGTGTAAAACCCAGAGCAGTCTCTGAAGATACAATCTTAGAAACTGGTAAAACTTACACCATTCCTTTGTTCTTGTATAATCTAGATTTTAGTTCTACGATTCATCAAGAACATATTGGCGTCTTCCATCAAGGACCACATACTGCTCTGTCAAACTACTGGCAGCAGCAAGGACCAAACGTTGACATCCGAGACTGGATGAACTATGATCCTTATCTTGGTCGGATCGTCCACAACTCTGCACAGCAGAATGTGGAAAACCCACCAAGTTGACAGAATCTCAAGACTCTGTTAATATAAATACTTAACCTTTTGTCTTTCAGTAATTAAAGTAACGAAAGGTATACTTAACACGGGACAGTCGAGTCCCTATTCATCTGCGGGTATCCATTCCGCAAGTAACTAAAGGTAACAAAAATGTTTAAATCTGTATTCGCAGCTTCTGCTGCTCTGTTCGCTTCTGCTGGCGCTGCCCTTGCAGGTCCATACGTTAACGTAGAAACCAACGCTGGTTGGACTGGATCCGAGTACAACGGTGCCGGAACAGACCTCCACGTAGGCTATGAAGGTGCATTCAGTGACACTGGTTCGTTCTACGTTCAGGGCGGTGCTACTGTACTGACTCCTGATGGTGGTGACGCTGACACCGTTCCTTCTGGTAAGGCAGGTCTTGGCTTGGGTCTGACTGACGCTCTGGGTGCATATGGTGAAATCTCTTTCGTCGGTTCTGGCGACGAAGATCTTGACCGTGGTTACGGAGCAAAGTTGGGCGTCAAGTACAACTTCTGATTGTTCATATAGACAAGTAAATATCTAGATGTTATACTGGGGGTGCGACGGCATCCCCTTTTTTTATGAGAAATTATTTGGTAAGGATCGCCACTCATCCTGCTACACACTTTAATTTGATTTCTATTGGAGTATTGATTACGATTGGAATGCTTCACAACTATGCTCACTTTACGATGGATAAAGATGCAGATGCTTATGTGAGGCAGTGGTGTAGGTCATCATCAGAAAACAAAAAGATCTGCATCCGCTATGGCGGCAACATGGACTATTGACAAAACTTTATGTTTCCTATATACTATGTAAAGAAACATTACGGAGTGTATCATGACTGTAACAACTGAAGATGGTGGACGCACAAACCTGTTCGCCAGAGAACCCCAAATGTATATCTCACAAACTGACGCGGAACGTTACGGTTATGAGTCATACGCAGAGAAAGCAGAGAAACTAAATGGTCGCACTGCGATGATTGGTTTTATTGCAGCAGTTGTTTCGTATGCTACATCTGGTAGTGTATTCTTCTTTGGCGCATTCGGATTCTAATGACTGAAATTATTTTTACCGTTACGGCAGTTGCTTTTTTCTGCCTACTCGGTTATACTGTGGAACAACTTTCGGAAACCTATTGATGGAAACTTCTATTGCTGAACTCCTTACTTATTATGTAATCGGTGGTGCTCTTATCATAGGACCACCTGCAATATTCCTAATCATCGCTATGATGGCAGCACTCCAAAATACGAAAGGACGTATGGTTGGATACAAAGATCACAAAACTTATGGTGATATCTCATTTTATGAGAATGCACCATCAGACCAAACTAAATTTTATCTTACACTAGGCGAATAGATAGAAAACATTTCTAATTATTATGCCTGATCCTAATGCTCTCTATGATGACATGGAGAAGCTCAACGCTTTATACGAAGAACTTTGCTGGGATCATGATGACGAACTGATGTTTAGTCATGACGGAAGCAAAATACTCATAACAAACAAAACACTAAAGGAAAAAAACGATGTTTAATGAATCAGCAGAACGCATCAACGGTTGGGCAGCGATGATCGGAGTGATCGCTGCGATGGGTAGTTACGCAACCACAGGACAAATCATTCCAGGTATCTGGTGATGGGATTTGTAGTAGCAGCACTGCTGTTTCTTATTCCAATTGGCGCAGCAGTTAGAGACTCATGAGTATAGAATGGGCACAGACAACTATTTTTTTATTGGCACCCCTATTCTTTATGCTCCTCTTCATAGAAACTAATGAAGATGATGATGGACCACCAGACGGAGGGATGATGACACCAGTTTATGCACCGTCACCCTCTTGACACAGAACACAAAACAGTTTATAATTCGGGGGTACTACGCACCCCCTTTTTAATGTTCGGCCGAATCGCTGCTTACACTTCTTTGATACTTCTTAGTGCTTCATGCGCTACTAAGGCTGTAGAGACGAAGAAAGAAGTTGTGAGTGCTCCTGTAGAACCCTATGTAGCTACTTGGAAGTGTGAAGATTGTACTCCAGAAGAAAAGTATGTTCTTGAACAACTACAAGACAAAACAAGAATTACAGATCGGAATGCCTTAGCAACGATCATGGGTAACATTAAACAGGAATCTAAGTTCATCTCCAACATCTGTGAAGGTGGTGCTCGGGTAAATTATGAAGACTGTCTTGTTGGTGGGTATGGTTTGATCCAGTGGACCAGCGTTAATCGTTATGATAATCTTGGGAGATTTTGTAATAAATTCGATTGTGACCCTAGCACTCTAGAAGGTCAGACTCGTTATATGATTAACGAGAACATCTTTCAACGCTACCTCCCTGAGTTTGAGGGTAATGGTCAAACCATCTCACAGTACATGGTTCCTGCATACTATTGGCTGGGATGGGGAGTCAAAGGTAACAGAGAACTTTATGCATACGACTACACAAAAAAACTTGTACTGGCATGATTAATACTCTCAAAAATATTTTAGGATTTACCAAACAGAAAAAGGTTAAGTGTACTATTGATGACATAGAAGCACCTTTATTTGAATGTGGTCCAGGACATTTGACTCAAGGATATGGTTTCTTTGGGTATACTGGTGTTCCTGCACCAACTGTTCTGACTGACGATCCTTGGTTTGGTCCTGCTCCCATCTCTGATTCAAATAAAGACTACATGGAGAAAGAAGCAGAGATCAAAAAAGAAGAAGCAGAGAATCGTCAGTATTGGACAAATGAACAAGAGAACATTCATCAGATAATGTATGAAATAGCAACCAGGAGTAGTGGCACTACTCTTCAACTTGATCCTATCGGAGGATCCGAAAACTTCCAAGGGGGTTCAGAAAATGTTCATCGATGATTGGCGCTACAGTGACCAGAAAATGAAGATCAGAGAACAAGCACTCAAAGTATTGCTTGCAAAGTTTGGTGCTGCACTAGAGAAAGGATCTCCTAAATATTCAAATCAATCAATCTATGAGTGTGCTCACGACTGGGTTTCCCAAGGCAATATGCACACTGCAGGGATTGTAAAATACTACGAGGCTTATTATGCAAAAAGTAATTAATGTTTTAGCAGTTCTTTCTTTTGTTGGAACTGCGGGTATCGTCGGTGGCGGCACTGCACTATATCTCAATAAGGATTCTATTGTTGAGAACATCAAATCTCAAGTTGCATCTGCAGCAGCAGAAGCAATTTCTGCAGAACTTCCTGGAATGATGGATGCTGCTATGCCTGAACTTCCTACTACTACTGGTGGCACTATTCCTTCTACAGGTGGTGCTGCTCTCCCATTTTGATAATCTATTATGAAAAAAATTATTGCGTCCCTGGTTGCTGCGGCGGCGGTTGCCCTACCTGCCCTTTCAGACCCCCTAAAAGATAACGAATATTATACCAATCATTCGATGGGGTGTATGTTACTCCGAGAGTGTACCGATGAAGTCAAACAAGTCTTTAGTCTTTTGGATATTTCTAGTGAGTATCCCAATACTGACGATTTTTATTCTGTTGCTAACGAATTCAACTCTATGCTTGTCGCCCTTAACCAGGTCGGAGTTAACGTGTTTCTAGCAGATGAAAAATATTTTCCAGTCGGACACCGTGGAGTTTATCATACTGTAGGTAACAATTTCTTTCTGAACAAAACGTTCATGAAGCGTCCTCATATATTAATGAGTGTGATGCGCCACGAAGGATGGCACGCTGCACAAGATTGTATGGCAGGAACAATTGACAATAGTTTGATTGCTATTATTCATCATGAGGATGATGTTCCTGCGATGTGGCAAGAGATGGCACGGAGAGCCTATGTATTGCAACCCTCTGCTATTCCTTGGGAGAAGGAAGCAACCTGGGCAGGTAAAACTGAAGGCATGACTATGAAAGCACTTCAGTCTTGTGCTGCAGGTACTATGTGGTCCGACTATGATCCGACTCCAAAGACTCGCGAATGGTTGGTTGAAAACGGATACCTTTCTAAATAGAGTTGCCCTTGTTGGTGACATATGCCCGAAGAAGTTAAGGTAGAAGAGACCAAAAAGGAAGACCCAAAGAAGAAAGGTCCATTAGGAAAGTTAAAAGAAAAGGTTGGAGATGCTGAGGATAACCTTGCCATTCTTTCAACCTTTGTTCGTTTAGGAATTCTTGTGTGGTCCGGTGGTATTCTTACCCTGAACTATGTAACAGTTCCTGGGTTACCACAGCAGAAAATTGATCCGACTTTTATAGCCAGCGTCTTCACCGGAGTTTTGGCTACGTTCGGAGTCCAGACGGCGAAGAAATCTGGTGATGGCACTATGAAGATGAATGGTGCTAATGCTGCTGCTGCTGGTGGTGGTAGTGGAATTACAAAAGAAGATCTCGAAAGATTAATTGCTGCTGCATCCCAGACTGCACCTGCTCAGACCATTAGAGTTGAGCAAGGCCCAATCAAAATTGTAACCGATCAACCTCCATACAAGATGTGATATGAAACCTTACCTCAAGTGGACTGCCATTAGTCTTGGTAGTGTCGTAGCAATCGCACACATCGGTGTGTTGGGACATTTGGTCCGACGAGAACCTAATAGGATTCAGGTCCCGACCATTAACATTCCACGCGGCACTCCATATTCTTCTTATAAAATAGAAGCAGGTAAAGAAGGTTATAGTATAGAATACAGGGCAAACGATCCTGCTATTCTTGAGTCACAAAAATCCTTATCATTAGATAAAACTAAGAGAGGATTCTTTGGTGGCGGTACTGAGAGTCGTCGCGAATGGCGTCAAGATCAATTCACTATGGATGGCACTAGAAATCTAGGAGGTGTTGGAGGAGATGGCGAGGGAAAGTTGACTGCAAAAGAGGAAGAGTGTTTAGTGGCGGACGCTGGAGCACGGTCACAAGGTGCGATGGCAGGTAGTGCTATTACTGCTGGTGTTGCTGTTCCTGCTGTGATTGGCGTTCCATATGTTGGCTGGTTGGCAGCAGGATGGGTTTCCCTGTTAGGAAATAATATTGGATCTTCAGCAGGGTCGTTAGTAAATTCTGCAATTAGTGACTGTTAATGAATTTAATTCTTCGTCCTCTTGATAATATTGCTGATCCTGTTTGGAGTGTAATTATTTCCTTAATCATACTTCTTGCTGGAGTTGCATATTACATCGTCTATATAATGCGTATGGCTTTTGATGAATTGAACGATGGCGGATCAAATCGACAAGAAGGACGCGGATCAGGATCAACTGATAGCACTGCTGACTCACAGGATTGAAGACGCTGAAAAAACTCAAGAAGAACTCCGCGATCGTGTTCGTAAATTAGAAAAGTGGGTATGGGGTGCCGGTGCCGTCATAACTGCTGCCATTACACTAATCGGAATAGCAACAGCAGTAGAATCAAAGGAGATCGAGTATGGGCGCTATGGTTCCCCCCAGCAGGAAGTCGTGTTACAACTTCCGAGTAGTTGAGATCAATCGTGTTCTTGATGGTGATACTATCGATGTCACTATTGACCTCGGGTTTGATTTATACAAGAAAGAAAGAGTTAGAGTTGCAGGAGTTGATACGCCGGAGAAGAGAACCAAGAACTTAGAGGAGAAAGCTCTGGGACTTGATGCTACCAACTGGATGAAAGAAAAACTAGAAGGTGCTATTGCTGGTGACGATGAACTCTCTGTCAGAACTGAATTGGTTGGCGGTATGGGTAAGTACGGTCGCCTTCTTGGTTGGTTATATATTGGAGATGCAGAAGTATCGTTGAATGAAATGATGATTGAGGAAGGATATGCTCATGCCTACGATGGTGGCACCAAGGATATGAACCTTGAAGCACTTCGTGTCATTCGTAGAGAACATGGTACTCTGGTTGAGTAATGATTCCAGAAATACGGTTAGGTAATATTGATATTGGAATTAATCAAGTTAGTAATTTGATTATTAATGATACGCCTGACTGGTTGAAAACTCCATCACATGCAATACCAATTTACCCACCCGTGACTACACAGGTGGGTATTCCTATTGTTAATATACCAGGGTGTGTTGAGTCCCATAGGGATAGTGGTGAGAATCAAACACTGAAGGATGAAGATAAGGATGGTGTTCAAACATTCTGTGATGCTGGAACTCCTAATTTTTATCCTATTGATTATGATCCGAATAAGTTAGAGTTGACAACAGAGGCACCACCACCTCCACCTATGAAATCTCCTGAGAAAGAAGAGGATACTAAAACAGATACCGAAGCACCAGCACCACCTAAGACGGATACTGCATTAGCAGAGTGTCCTACAAGAGAGCAACAGTTAAAGAATCCTGTAGGAAAAGTATTACAAAACAATAAAAAGATAGTCAGGTATGAGACAGTAGGAAAAGAATGTCTCCCTGTATTTGAGAATTTAAATATACCAGATCAGATTATTGCCAACTTACCA